TAGAATGCTTGAGCATCTTCGTTGCCCCGGATGGGTTCTGGAACCTCGCGGCCGCGATCCTTTCTCGCGACCTTGCTGGCCAAATCAACCACGCTGTTGAGATAATCGCGCTCCGACAGGCGACGTTCTCGGTAAGCGCGGATCGTTTCCTCAAGCAGATCGGAAAACTCGCGGTAGAATGTGGGGTCCTCCTCCATTTTTTCGGTGATGGCGCGACGTGTGGCGCTGGCAATGCGATCCGCTCGCGACGCCTCCGAGACACCTGTTTCTTCGACTACCGCCTTCAATGCATCGGGATCGTTGATGTTGACCACTTCGATGATTGTTTCCGCTGGCAATGCCACGACGTGGTCATCAAGCAGTTTCTGAATCTTCGGTTCGAACTCGCGGACATCGACGGTTTCTTGATACCGGAGTTGAACCGAGCGCCTCAATTCAGTGAATTGCTTCCAATCCCGCTTCATTGCGTCGATCCTGGCCTCGTCAAAAACGTCGAGCAGCTTGTCCGACGACAGCGATATGTGGAGGCACCGGCTGAAGGAGCGAAGCCGTGCGTAGAAATCCTGCCGCAGGGCTTCATCGCCAAGGAGCTGTTCGAACTGCTCCATGTCCTTCTTGTTTTTCACAGGCTTGAAAAGGTCCCAGAGCTGGTCGTGCAGTTGGGGGAGTTTGCGGATCTCCTCCCTGACGTCGTGTACGGTTCCGGCAAGGTCCGAAGCATCATAGCCCTCGAAAGCACTGTAGGCCGTCAGTGCGCTGTCAAGTTCGCCAAGTAGCCCCTCGTAATCGACGATGAACCCAAACTGCTTTTCCGTATCGCCGTCTTCGTACAGGCGGTTCACCCGCGCAATCGCCTGGAGCAGGTTGTGCTCCTTCAAGGACTTGCAAACATACAAGACAGTGTTTCTCGGTGCGTCGAAGCCGGTCAACAACTTCGACACGACAATGAGGATGTCAGGATCCCCAGAGCCTTTGAAGGCGTCGATTATCTGGCGGTTGTATTCATCCTCAGTTTTGTATCGGGCCATCATTTTCGACCAGAAGCCGCGGACGACGTCCTTCGATTCCTGATCAACTTCTTCATTGCCCTCATTGTCGTCTGGTGGCGAAATGATGACTGCGCTCGAGACATGACCAATCTCGTCGAGAACTTCCTTAAAGCGCACTGCTGCTGCCTTGGAGGGGGCGACCAGTTGCGCTTTGAAACCAGTGCCCTGCCAATGCTGGCGAAAATGTTCTGATATATCGAACGCTTTCGCCCGTATTGTTTGTCCGGTCTTGGACAGAGCGTCCATTCGCGAAAACTTGCCCTTTAGATCCGCCTTCTGACTACTCGTCAGGCCCTCACTGATCTTGTCGAACCAGCGATCGATGACATTGCCGGTGATCTGCTGCTCAACCAGCCGTCCCTCGTACAAAAGTGGGACCACCGCCTCATCGGCAACCGCTTCATCGATGGCGTACCGGTGGATCAATCGACCGAATGTCGAGAGCGTGCTCTTCTCTTTTTTGAGAAGAGGAGTGCCAGTGAACCCCAGATAGCAAGCCTGCGGCAGAAGCCTGCGCATCTTGGTCGCGAACTGACTGTGGCCGCCGTAGCGGCCTGTCTGCGTGCGGTGGCTCTCGTCAACCAGTACAAAGACGTTTGCGTCTTCGTCTGGAGCTTGACTGTTCCGCAACGCTGTTTCGAACTTGTTGATGATCGTTGTGATCAGCGGTGCTCGGTCGCGGATAAGCTCCAGGAGATGCGAGCCACTTGTTGCGCGAATTGGCTCAAGATCACATGACTTGAAGGTATCCTTGATTTGCTTGTCGAGATCGTCTCGATCAGTGACGATCAGGATTCGCGGGTTCCGGATAGTTTTATCAAGTGCCAGCGAGCGGCCCAGCATGACCATAGTCAACGATTTGCCCGAGCCCTGCGTGTGCCAGATTACGCCGCCTTTGCGGGCGCCGTTGACATCGAATTGCTTAACGGTCTCCACCGCGCGGCGGATGCCGAAAAACTGCTGATGACGCGCTACTTTCCGAACGCCGCCGTCAAAGACTGTGAAGCGCCGGATGAGATCGAGCAGCCGTTCAGGTCGGCAGAGCGCATAGGTCGTGCGATCCTGGGCCGTGACAGCGCGATCTCCCTCCGCGGCCATTGCCTCGAAATATGTTCGTGCGGTCGAAAAATCACCGGAGAAGATCGCGTCCTTCTCTTCATTTGTCAGGTCGCGGTTGGCGAGCGGTGCGATCGCCTCGTCGGTATCTTCTTCATCCCGCCAAGTTTGCCAGAACTGCCGCTTGGTCCCGACCGTGGCATACCGTGCTTCGGACCGCTTCATGCTGATCAGCAGCTGTGCAAAGTGAAAAAGCTGCGGGATGTTGTCTTCGTGCTGGTAGCCGATCAGCTGGCTATCGGCCTTTTTCAGGCTTTCGGTCGGGCGCTTGTTTTCAATAACCAGCACCGGGATGCCATTTACAAAGGCAACGATGTCGCACCGCTTGGTTTGGGTGGTACCTGTGCGCTCAACGGTGAACTCCGCCGTGACGTGGAAAACGTTGTTTTCGGGGTTCTCCCAATCGATGAAACGGAACGAGTAGCTCTTGGAGTCGCCGTCGATCGATTTCGTGATCGTCGTGCCAAGGACAAGCGTGTCATAGATGTCCTGGTTGGTGCCCCGCAGGCCCTTGAGCCGGTCGGGCGTGGGTTTAAGCCGCCGCATCGCCTCATGCGCATCTTCCAGATCGAAACCATATTCCCGGCCACGATGGGTGAAACGATTGATCCGCATCAGGCTTTCGACGAGCACGTCGTCCAGGACAACGTTCCGCTGACGCCCGCCACGCAAGGAAAGGGCGTCCTCCTGGGACAGCGGCTGGAAACCCATCGCCACCAAAAGCTGGATTGCGGGGATCTGGGACTGAAATTTCTCAGAGGCATCGAATGTTGCAGAAGTCATAGCGCCCAATCCTTGTGCTTGAGCCCCTTGTAAAAAGTTACACACGGCGCATCAGGGGGTTGCCCCAGCTTCTCTCGGTGAGGATCGAGGATATTAGCGAGGCCCTGATAGTATGCTTTCTCACCGGCCCACGCTTCGGCCTGCGACGCCAGTTCCAAATGACGTCGATAGACGTAACAAATCGCGTCTGCGACCTGCACCAAAGACGAGTGGTGGGACTTGATCGCGAATGCCGTGTTGATGATCTGATCGAAACGGTCCTTGGCGGTACGCGGCAACCAAAGTGTCTTACCACGCTTTTTTCCCCTGACCTGATAGAGGCCATCGAACCAGGGGCTGGCGTTGTAAAGGCCGTCCGACAATTGCGGCATCTCAACCTTGTTGTCATCCATGATGACAACGGTCAGGCCCTTGCTGCTGCCGACGTTTTGCATTTTCTTTTGCACAAGGGCGCTGGTGAACATGCCGCCAGCAAGCCAGTAACTGTTGCCGAACGGCTGTCCGTGCCCGGCAGCGATCATCTCATCCAGCGATTGAAACGACAGACCGATCCCGAACAGCTTTCCACCGTTGGCTACAGCCAACCTGCAAATGTCCGTCAGAAAGGCTTTCCTGTCATCCGGGGCGACATTATTCCACCCACCCTTACCATTGATAAATCTCTTGGTCTTCAGTTCGGTGTGATCGCCGGGATGGTTTGCCAGAAAGTCGGCCAGCATCTTATCGAAATCGGCGGTCTTCTTGCGCAGCTTGTAGGCATCGACCATCAAGCCGCACATCACGAATACATCGCCCTCGTCACGCGAGCCGCTTTCATCGACATAGATGAACTTCATGCCTCAACACCCTTCACACCATCGAATTTGACTGGCCACTCCCCGGTGAGCAATTTCTGCATGAGCCCGCGCTTTTGCCGGGTCAGAGCTTCGATTTCGGCGGTCGTCAATGCCAAGTCTTGCTCGGCTAACGAGAGCTTGCCTGCAATTTCTTCCTGAACTTTAATTTCGGGCAGGTTGAATTCGACACTTCCGAACTCGTCTCGGGAAAGCAGGCGGCGCTTGCCTTCCTTGTTTCCCTGACTGGATCGCGTTTCGAGCAGAAATCGAATGGCGTGACTGCGAAGGATATGAACCATGAAGTCGGGATTGATCCCGCTTTTGAGGCGGATGACACGGTAGGCAGGGCTTACGATGCCATCACCTCGACCGGTGTAGCGACCGAGAGCGCCATAATATGCCGACATCGGATCGTAGACGAAATCCCCGGGCGAAATGACCCAATAATTTGACAGGTCCTTGCTCGCGACACTTCTTGAGAAGTGTTCTGATTGCTTCCTGATCGCATACTTGCCGACCGTTACGGCATCGTCGGCCTCAAGAGCAGTGTTTCGATCTTTCCGCTCTTCGAATACCTCGCCGAAAGATGTCAGTTTCCAGTTCGATGGCGGAATATGGCGCCCGATTGCTCTTGAAGGTGCAAGCAGACGTTGGGCAATTGCCACGAAGCGCCGCTCCTTCGCCGCGCGGAGGGCGGTGAGCTTTTCGAGCGCCTCGTCCCAGGTCCGCAAGATTTTGGCGACCTTGCGCTGTTCTGAGAGGTGCGGGAGATATATTTCCAAGCCCGATAGGTCCGGTGCATGGATATGGACAACGGATTGGCCTTTCCCTAATCGGGCCTTTTGTCTAATCGCTTGTTCCGAGTTTAACGCGTGGGCGAGGAAGACGGAATCTTGGTGGTGTTCACGCAGAATTATAGTGTCGCCACCAACGTAAGCCGGTTCTGACCCTATATACGCAATTGCCTTACCTATCTCGCTGAGCGTTTCTCCTGACGCAGCAAAAACAATGTCCCCGGTTTTCAAGACCTGTGCTGAGGCGGCCGCTTTAGGCGAAACCCGTGATCTGAGGCAGGCCGTTGTGTTTCCATAGGTCGAATAGATTTCTCCATAGCGCAGGCACGGAAAGCCCTCCTCCGACAAATCCGAACGGGAAATGCCCTTGCCCTTAAAGAATTTGCCAATCTGGTCGAGCCTAACCAAGCGCGCTTTAGAGGGTAATTGATCCACGCGGTCCAGTTTGTGTTCTTCAAGCATCAACACCCAGCTCCTTCAGATAGCCGACCATCTTCGCACGCACCTCTGCCAGTTCCGCCTCGATCCGCACAATATCCTTCTGCACGGCGGCCACGTCGATTTCATCCTCCGGCTCGAAGGTGTCGACGTAGCGGGGGATGTTCAAGTTGAAGCCGTTCTCGGCGATCTCTTCCGGACTAGCATTGTGGGAATACTTGGCCACCTCGGCGCGGTCGCCAAAGGTCTCCAAGATCTTCGCCACATGGCCTTCGTCCAGCATGTTCATCGTCTTACCAGGCGTGAACTCGCGGCTGGCGTCGATGAACAGCACATCGCGGCGATCCTCATTCGCGCCGCCCTCTTCGCGAGAACGGTCAAAAATCAGGATGGCCACCGGAATGCCCGTGGTGGTGAAGAGGTTCGCAGGCAGGCCGACAACGGCGTCGAGCAGGTTTTCCTCGATCAGCGCCTGCCGGATGCGCCCCTCGGCCCCGGCGCGGAACAGCACGCCGTGGGGCACGATCACCGCCACGCGCCCGGTCTGGCGTTTGGCGATCTCGATCATGTGAGTGATGAAGGCGTAGTCGCCCTTGGACTTCGGCGGCACACAACGCCAGTAGCGTTTGAACTGGTCGCTGGCGGCGTCCTCGGCCCCCCATTTGTCGAGGCTGAATGGAGGGTTGGCAACCACCACGTCGAATTTCTGCAGGTGGTCGCCCTCCACCAGCGCAGGGCTGTTGAGCGTGTCGCACCATTCGATGCGCGCTGCGTCGCGGGCGTGCAGAAACATGTTCATCCGCGCCAGCGCCCAAGTGGCCCCGTTCACCTCTTGCCCGTAAAGCGCAAAGTTCTCGGATCCGACCTCCTGCGAAGCCTGGATGAGCAGAGAGCCTGAACCGCAGGCCGGATCGCAGATCGTGTCACCGGATTTGGGGGCGGCAAGTTTCGCGAGAAGGCCCGAGACGGCAGAGGGCGTATAGAACTCACCCGCCTTCTTGCCCGCATCCGAGGCGAAACGCGAAATCAGGTAGATGTAGCACTCGCCGATGATATCCTCGTTCACCCGGCTGGGGCTGAGGTCCATTGCCGGTTTGGCAAAATCCTCAAGCATGTTCTTGAGGCGGCGGTTCCGGTCTTTCGGTCGACCAAGGTTGGATTCCGAGTTGAAGTCGATGTTGCGAAAGACCCCTTCGAGCTTGGCCCGGTTCGCGTCTTCAATCCGCTCAAGGGCTACGTTGATCAGTTCCCCGATATTTGCCTCGTTTCGCTGACCATGAAGGTCATAGAAGCTTGCGCCCTCGGGCAGAATGAAACGCTCACGCTCCAGCCTTCGGCGGATGCGGGCTTCGTCTTCGCCGTATTGCTTGCGGTAGTTGACGAGATGATCGTTCCAGAGGTCCGAGATGTATTTCAGGAACAGCATCACAAGTATGTAGTCCTTGTACTGCCCCGCATCGACAACACCGCGGAAGGTGTCGCAAGCGGCCCATGCGGTCTGGTTAATTTGCTGCTGGGTAATCTGGTCGGTCATTGCGGGTATCCCTGTTGTGGGGCGAGCCTGGCCCGCTCGCTTAGAATGAGGCTATGGAATTGAGAGCGACGGTCAGCGAGTTCTCGCAGGAGACCGCCTTCACGTCGTGCGAGGGCATCGACGGTCGCGATTTGGTGCTGGGTTTCGAGGTCAGGTAATGGAATTTCCAGCCGCTCCAACACAGCTTTCGGTATCATGCGCAGGCTTGTTCCCTGAGCCTCGGAGCCGAGCTTTCGCTGTGCGTCGGGTTGATTGATCGCCCAGGCTAGATACGCGGGAAGTAAGAGTTCTTGATCCGGGCGCATGATGATGAGCGGAACAATGACAGCTGCGGGCTCACTGAGCGCGGCACTCACGACGGCTGCAGTGTTCGGCTCGCCGCGAGATCTGAAGATCACCTCACCGCCTCGGACAAGGTAGCGATCCGAAAGGTCTGCGAGATCATATCGCAGCAGCGAGCTGTCAGAGACGTCGCCGTGCGGGCTGACGTCACGCAGCTGGATGGCTGGCACGCCGCCTTCGGGAATTGGCTCTAGTCGACCGCGCGCGGTGTAGCCTGAATGGATGTCGCAAAGCTCTCCGAGCTGCATGGCCTGAACCTCTGTATTTCGATTACAGAGATTTAGGTGGTGAGGGTCGCGCTGTCAATCCCCGATACGCAGTAATTGCTCTACAGAGAAATATGCGCGGCCCTGATCGCTCCAATCAAGTGGAAACGGGTTCATCAGAGTAGCAAGCGTAATCTCGCGGCCGTGCTGACCAATCAGGATCGATTCGACAACGTCAGGGGCCAGCAGAGTGATGCGCAGCACGCGCGTCATGTAGGAGAGTGCTATGCCTTCGCGATCAGCGAGCTCGGCGATGGTCGTGAACTCCCCCGACTCCAACATACGTTTCCAGCGAAACGCACGTGCCAGCGCCTTGACCACCGTGTTGTCCATCTTGCTGTGCCCAGATGGCCCATCCGGCATCTGCATTTCCTTTCGGCCGCCGCGCTTCACGATGCGGAACGGGATGTGCACTGTCACCGTTTTTGGCACTGGCTTCGCGCGGGTCATGCCGCCGTTCCTAGATCAGCCATCATTTCGCGCGCCAGCCCGGTCAGACCGTCCATCCGAAGGCGAACATCGAGGCCATCGGTGCCGATGTCGATCCGCTCGACCAGCAGCGTCACGATGCGTGCCTGTTCAGCGGGGAAGAGTTCGTCCCAGAGCGGGTCGAGGCGGGTCAGTGCGTCACGGGCATCGGCCTCGGTGATCTCGCCGTCCTGCGAGCGGGCCGCTTTCCATGTGCCCGCAATGATCTCGGGCTGGCGGAAGACGACGCGAAGCTGGTCGATGACAGCGGCCTCAATCTCCCCCGCTGGTACGCGGCCGACCGGGCATGCCCCGGCACCATGTTTCAGCACCGACTGGCTGACATAGTATCGGTAGAGCTTGCCACCCTTGCGGGTGTGCGTTGGCGAAAAGGCCGCCCCGTCGGGGCCGTAGAGCAGCCCTTTCAGCAGCGCAGGCGTGTCGGCGCGGGTGCGTGCGGCACGCTTGCGCGGGCTTTCGGTCAGGATGGCGTGGACCTTGTCCCAAACCGCGCGGTCGATGATGGCGTCGTGCTCGCCGGGATAGCTGTCGCCCTTGTGGACCGCCTCGCCGATGTAGGCGCGGTTGTTCAGAAGGCGATACAGGTATTTCTTGTCGATCCGGTTGCCTCGGCTGGTCTGGACGCCCCGTGCTGCCAGTTCCCGAGCCAGTTCTGTACCCGAGCCGATTTCGATGAAACGCGCGAAGATCCAGCGGACATTGGCGGCATCGGCTTCCTTGATGATCAACTTTCGGTCCTTCACCTCGTAGCCAAGCGGTGGCACGCCGCCCATCCACATGCCCTTCATACGGCTGGCGCGGACCTTGTCCCGTATGCGCTCGGCTGTCACCTCGCGCTCAAATTGGGCGAATGACAGCAGGATGTTCAGAGTCAGCCGCCCCATGGAGGTGGTCGTGTTGAACGACTGTGTGACGGAAACGAAGGTGACGCCATTCCGGTCGAACACCTCGACTAGTTTGGAAAAATCCATCAGCGACCGCGACAGACGGTCGATCTTGTACACGACGACCACGTCGACCAAGCCATCTTCGACATCCGCAAGAAGACGTTTCAGGCCGGGGCGTTCCAGCGTGCCGCCAGAGATGCCGCCATCGTCGTATTGATCCCGCACCAGTACCCAGCCCTCAGATCGCTGGCTGGCAATGTAGGCTTCGCAGGCTTCCCGCTGGGCGTGGAGGCTGTTGAACTCTTGCTCGAGTCCTTCCTCGGAGGATTTCCGGGTGTAGACCGCGCAGCGCAGTTTTCTGACGACTGGTTTGGTCATGCGCCCCTCCGATGGTTTTTCAGGCCAAAGAACACCCAGCCGTTCCAGCGTGTGCCGGTGATGGCGCGGGCGATGGCGGACAGCGATTTGTAGGGGCGACCCTGCCAATCGAAGCCGTCGGTCGTGACGGTGACAATCTGCTCGACACCCTGCCATTCACGGATCAGCCGCGTGCCCACGATTGGCATGAGGTCAGCCCGGATGCGGCTTTTCTTGCGGTCGCCTCCGTCGAGCTGCTCGCCAAGGGCTTCCAGCCGCCTCACCGTGTCCGGCTTCAGCCCACCATAGGTGAGTTCCTGAATGCGGTAGGCCAGTCGGCTCTCGAGGTAACGACGATTGAACGGTGGCGGCTCGCTATCGAACAGCTCACGCCACTGCAGCTTCAGGTCAGGCGTCGAGGTGGTCTTGAGCGCCGCCAGGCGGGCAGGGATGGGATCATTGGTCATGCGGTTCTCCGATTGGTTGAAGTTGCATGACGCCATTCGTCGGCCGGATAGTGAAGACAACTTTCTCCATTATCGTCAGATACTTAAGTCCGTTCCCGCATCCTCAGGCGAACCAGCCCGAGCGCCAGCAATCCGCACAGTTCTGCGCGACGATCGGTGGGCGTCATAAGGCTCGGGTGGAGGGGATTTGGTCGTTTCATATCTAAAAGCCGCCTTGATTGGTGATGTCGTTACCAATCAAAAGCCACTTGGCAGCCGTTTTTGGGACATGCGATGTATCGTGAGTGAAATGCTAGTGAACAAATGCGGAACATAAAGGCTTGCGAAAGAAAGTTTCGTCAGTAATGATCGATGTTTGAATCAGTAAGAAAGCAAACATTCGTTGAGGTGACTCTATGGCGCGCAAAGCAAACTCGATCGGTCCCAATATTCACGCGATCATCGAAGATGCGCGTATCGACCTTGCCCGAGCAGCGATTGCCGTCCGAGAGGGCGAAAACGAGCCGGATTTTGCCTTGCCTGAAGACCTTCCCGATCCCACAAGTGACGATGCCGTGGAGGCGTTTCGGCTGGAATTGATCGAGACATTGTCGGAATTCGATCAGGATGAACTGCGACCGGCGGAGCAACGGTCACGCAGGATCCGAGCACTTGCTGTCGGAAAGGGCGTGACCTCCCTCACGACCATTATTGAGCAGCAACTGGATGACGCGCAGTCACAGGAGTTCGTCCGACAGCAGGACCATCTCTGCAGAAGCATCTGGACCTATCTGAACGCCCGCGAAACGTTCGAGGCCGCGGAAAGCTTTCATTTCGCCCGACAATTCCGTGACCACGGAAAGCTTTACGACGCCTTTGAAGTTGAGCTCGAAAACCATGTCGCCCTTGACGCTACAGCCATCGACGAGACGGCATTGGCGGCCAAGATCAAGGGGGTGCTCGAGCTGAAACCCGAGATTTCCTGCACGGTGAAAGCGCTTGATCTGCCCGCAACTGAAACACACCCCGCGTCCATCATGCTGATCGTCCGGCATGGCGGGCCGCTGTCCAGCGTCTATGACCATCGACACGACGGACGCAGGGGAACCATCTATTATCGACCACCCAACGAGGCGACGCTCATTTACACGCCGTCGCTCCGCCAGATTGAGGTCTGCGCGGACAGCCCCGTGGTGCGCCAGACGGTCAGCGACTCGTTCGCCGAAGTTGCCCTCGGCCATGACATCTCTCAAAAGCCGCTGACCTGGAAGCGCTACAACCTCTCGCGGTTTCGTACCTCGCTTCGTCTGCAGCCGCCGGAAATCGATGGCTATGCATTCGCGTTTGCCCGCGTCGTAGAAGCCGAGATCCGGCTCGGGATCTGGCGCCGCAAGCTGCAACTGAAGGTCGCCGTCGATGACGACATTGAAGAGGTGGCGGACAAGTATCTGGGCACCAGAAACATATTCCGCCGTGCCGAAGCTTTCAGTCGGATTGCCATCGCTGTCGCCTACAACCGCGTCGGCGATGACAAGGAGCGGACGCTCAATCTCACGATCTCCGGCACGAAGAGCTGTAACCTGCAAAGCAAGACGGATCCCGAAGAGCGCGCCCTGGGATTCGCTCTCTTGAAAGAATGGGGGATCCTGAGCGCATTCCGGCAGATCGCGCCCGATGACCTTCAGGCAATCTTCCCTCAACTGGTGCAACTCCATGATCGCGTTGAAGATGAGGTCAGCGGAGGATACTTGCTGGAACTCGGGCTCGACGCCAGTCGCCTGATCGAGGGTGGGCTGCTTGAGCGCCGCGACCGTCAGGATGTGGTCCTGATCGACGATGACGACCTCGACGGGGAAGGCACCGTGAAGCCGTCGGCGACAGAGGGCATGGTCAACACGGTGGGCCCGTTCGGCGAGGACGCAGGCAAGCGACCGGTGTCGGATGTCGAGATGTTCGCGATTAACGGCCAATGGCTTCACGAGACCCTCATGCGGCTGATAAAGCCGCTCTTGAGCAAGCGAACAGCCCAGATCCTCGACCCGGACCTGACCCTGCTCGGCGCAATGCAGGTGGATGGTGCCGAGGTGCCCGTCTATTTCGCCCGGCGCCTGAATGACCCGAAAACTGCCCAAAGGCTGGACCTGGCCTTGCGCGCGCGGAACACAGCTGGCGTCGGCATCATCCTCGCTGCCAGTGAGGAAATGCCATCGCATCTCGGGTCCAACGTAGTTGTGCCACTTTTGTCCCATCTCGCATCGGTGGACGAGGAGATCCTGTTCGCCCGCGACGGCATCGAATCCGCGTATCGAAACAACCTCTCGCTCGCACGCGGGGGTGTGTCGCTGCGCGTCGTCCGAGCAGGCACGCAATCCGGTACTTTGTACATTCCGGGCAAGGAGCCGCTGCACCTCGCGGGGAACGATCAGCTGACAATCTTCGAGCGCCTTGTAGCTGGTTTCGTCAGTGGAAGTACGGACGTCTATGTCGGAGACCTGATGAAGGGTTTCGTGGCAAAGAGTCCTCAACCTGCGTTCCGCACAAAAATGTGGAAGGACATCGTCGATATCTACATCGGCAAGGGTGCGAAGCGTGGGTTCTGGCGCCTGATCACCACCGCGGTGCAAACAGACGAAATCGTCGGCGCCGAGGACGATGCCGAAACTCCCGTCTAACGACGGTCTAACATGTCGTGAGAGACGGTCTAACAAACCGCTGATTATTGGAAAGGCTCACTCAACAGAGGAGCAATCCAATGCCGACTCCCTTTCCCTCGCGCCACGCAGCCACAACTGGCGCCGCTAATACCAAGCCCACCACCCTGAACCCTGAATGGCGCTGCACGCGCTGTTACAAGCTGCTCGGCGTTTGCCGGGATGCCCGCATGCACCTGCGTTTTAAGCGCGGGCACGAATATCTCGTGGGCTTTCCGGTGCAGGCCAACTGTCGGGGCTGCGGCACGCTGAACCAGGCAACATCCCCCGTGCGCTGACCCGCGCATCTCACCAATCCCCTGAAACCGCAGAGACGCGCGACGTCCTGACCTGGCCACAAAAAGGCGCTGGACGCCTGGCCGCAAGGCAGGCGTCCAATGTCTATCGCGTGGCACGAGATCCGTGAACACCTCATGCATTCATCTTCCACCCTTCATTTTCAACGCAGTTTTGATGCTATCCGGCGTGTACAGAGCCCCCTTGTGCCGTTCCGCGATCCAACAGCCCTGCTTGACGGGCTGCATCTCCGATCAGGGACGCCGGATAACAAAAACCTGATCCTTATCGCCTTGGTTGAGGCGGCGCAGGGCGACGGGCCTGCATCCGACTGCGCCCTGATGCTGCTGTTGCTGGCGCTCTGGCCGGGCTTGGATGCTATCCGGCGCCGGTCGCTCTGGCGCAAGCTCGGCAACGCAGACGAGGTCGCGTCTGATGTTCTGGCGCGCACCACCGAGGCAGTCCGTGGGCTTGATCTGGGTCGCGTCAACTGGATTGCAGCCACTGTGCTCCGAAACGTCGAGCGCGACATGGTCCGCGCACGCCGACGCGACGCGGCGCGGGAAAACCTCAGCAGCGCCATCGAGCTCGACGACATTCCCGCTGAACAGGCAGGGTGTTGGCCCACGGTTGAAAACGCACATTTCGGTGACGACCTGCGCAAGCTGATCGGAACGGACGCGGGTTTGGTGATCCGTGTCGCGATCGACGGGTTCACGCAAGCTGAGGCGGCGGCGGAACTTGGCATCCCCATGGAGGCGGCGCGCAAGCGTTACCAGCGCGCCATCCGGCGCCTTCGCGAAGCCCTTCAGAAAAATGTTTGAACCCCGTGTCCCATACGCGCGCTGCAGGTGGCCTTTTATCATTAAGCGGCCCGGCAGCGGGCATCTCCAGCGAAAAGGACGAGCCATGCAAGATGACAATCTCACAACTGAATTGGTCCGTGTACCCGGACTCTACCGCTCTTGGGAATTGCCGCAGGTGCTCAGGCTTCATGAAGCATTTCAGATTGAAGGTGCCGGTACACATGAGGATGGGACACCGCTGCTGGCGATCTATTCCACAGATCAGAACCAGTTTGAACGGGTGTTAGCCGAGCTTTGGACCCCCGGTCCTGCGGACCCTTCGCGCCCCTCCGGGACGATTTCGGAACCCCGTGAGTAGAAGCAGGGCGAGGAGAACAACAACATGACCACTGCAACCATCACCACAATCCGGCCGAAGTCCCCGCTGACGGAAATCCAGTTCTGCGCTTGGGTGGCGCAGGCCGGTCCCGGCGACCGTCTGGAATACCATCGCGGCTTTCTGGTGCTCGATACCTTCCCGGGGCTTTCGAAGCTTGGGGACAATGAGCGCAACGAACTGCGCCTGTTGGGATCACGGGCGTTTTGGTCAGAGGCCCAAGGCCTCGTCCACCTCGTCCAGGAACGCCTCGGTCCGGACCTGTTTTCCTATCTCGCGATCGCACGCCCCAAGACGCGCAGTTCAGCCGATGCCGTCACGCAACTGGCCGCCTTGGCCGCCTGATCCCTCCACCCAGAAAGGAACCCCCATGACTTACCCCCAAAACACCCCGAGCATCGACGACATGCTCAACTTGCCGACCGGTGAGCTGGCGCAGATGCCGGTGGAACTGCTCGCCAGCCTGCAGGCTGAACTGGCCCATGCCAGCAGACAGTTGAAGTCTGCCACTGCGCGGTTCAGCACCGCTCTGGAGGTGCGCTACGCCACCCGGGCGGCCGAGGCGCGCCGGGCCTGCGGCAAGGACACCGGCACCGTTCGGCTCGCGGATGGCGATTACACCGTCGTGGCAGATCTGCCCAAACGCGTTGACTGGGATCAGGAGACGCTGGCCGCCATGGTCGAGCGCATCCGTACCGCTGGGGACAATCCAGCCCAGTATGTCGACATCACCATAAAGGTGCCGGAGCGGAAATACACGGCCTGGCCTGATCCAATCCGCGAGGGCTTTGAGCCTGCACGCACAGTGCGGACCGGTACCCTGAAAGTCACGCTTGAGCCGATTGAGGCCGCGCAATGACAGCGCTCAGCTCCATTTCACAGACGATCGTGGGTCTTCCCGGCTTGATTGACCGGGCGGCCACTATGTTGGCCAGCGCCAAGACTGCGGCTGAAGTGCTTGAGGCCCGCGAGGCTGCCGGGCTTGTTTATGACACCGCGAAACGCGCAGCACGGTTGGGCCGGGCCAAAGCTGCGCATGACGACTTGGTCGCCGCGGCCCACCGTGCTCAGGCTGATGCGCTAGAAATCGAGGCGGCTGCAAAACGGCGGTTGGCTGATGAGTACGATGCGGCGCAAGCCCGGGGCGACGTGGCCAAACGTGGTTGGGAAAGTGGTGTCGACAAGCGCAACATCACCACCGCAGCCGATCTTGGTCTGCGCCGCGATCAGATCCACGACGCACGCATGATCCGAGACGCCGAGGACGCTAATCCCGGCATCATCCGTCGCACCCTCGACGAAAAGCTTGAGCGCGGCGAAGAACCGAACCGGGCAGCGCTGCGCAAGATGGTGGTCGATGCCGCCGTGCGAGGCATGCGCCCTCAGCGCAAACCCAGTCGTCGGAACCCGCTTTATGTCCCGCCGACGCCACAACAGGCCGCCTGGCAGCATGTCACCGGCACGTTCCGCGCCTTCGCTGAATGGGCATCGGACGACAATCTCGAGTTGGCTCGGGACGGCTCAAACGAGGCCAGCGACAGCCAGTTTCACCATCTCGACGTCGCCGCCATCGCCGCGGGGTCGAAAGCTTTCACCAAAATCAAGGAGTGGTTCGATGCTTGACAGTCAGTCAGCGGCCTTTGGCGAACGTGTCTGGGAGGTGGCATCCCAGCTTGGCAACAATGCCCCAAAAATAGCCGACGATATCATGGGCGCGGCGTTCCCGTTGACCTGTTCGCAGGCACGGGCGGAAGGCGCGATGCGCATG